CGGGCGAGAGACGCCAGCTTGTTATGAGCAAATAAGCATTGTGCCACACCGTATGTACTCACTATGAGCTAAGACGCTAAGACGCTAAGACGCTAAGACGCTAAGACGCTAAGACCTACAATCATTCGAGCAGGCTGCCATCCGGCGGCCTTTTTTATTTCCCTTCACACAGCACCCCGACCCTATCGGAGGTGAGAGAATGACCCATATGAGCAAACTTGTAACCGGCGTCGCCCTGGGCACTTCTGGCGGCACCATCGTGAACGGAATCCTGACAAAGTTCAGCCCGGATGAATGGAGCGCGATCGGTGTGCTGGCGGGTATTGCCGGGATCATCATCACCGGGCTGGTTAACTGGTACTTCAAGCGCAAGGTGACGAACGCCCAGGTCAAAGCGCTAGAGAAGTACGGCCCCGCAGTCAAAGTCGGAGATGATTAAATGCCAATGACCAGCCGCCTACGTAACAAACTCATTGCCGCCGCTGGTGGCGGTGCAATGCTGATCGCCTCCCTGTTCCTCGGCGGGCAGGATGGCGTCGAAGGGCGCAAGTACGTGGCCTATAAAGATGTGGCCGGAGTATGGACTATCTGTGATGGACACACAGGCCGGGATATCGTGAAGGGGAAAACCTACACCGATCGCGAGTGTGACAACCTGCTGTGGAAAGACCTCCAGCCTGCCAAGAAAACGGTTGATAGTCTGGTTAAAGCCCCGCTAAACGAGTATCAGCGCGCCGCACTCTACAGCTTCGTGTTCAACGTTGGAGCTGATACATTCTCCAAGTCCACGCTGCTGCGCAAGCTAAACAAAGGCGATCATGCCGGAGCGTGCGAAGAGATGCGCCGCTGGGTTTACGCTGGTGGCATGCGCTGGAAAGGCCTCCAGAACCGGCGCGAGATGGAGCGCAGCTTGTGCCTGGCGGAGGGGAAGAATGATCTTTAGTATTCGAACGGTTCTGCTAATCGCTCTCGTGGTAATGCTGCTTGGTATTGGCTATGGCGAGCTACGTTACCGGAATGGCTGGTATGCCCATGCTGACCACATCAACGCCCTGGCTGCTGATAAGCGCGACAAAGCAGAAAAGGCTATCCAGCCAGTTGAGCAGAAAGCCGCCCAGGCCAGTGAAGAATCCAAAGTTATCTACCGAACAATAACCCGCGACGTGGTGAAATATGTCCAGGATCCGAATCGTACCGTTTGTGCTTTTGATGATGAGTCTGTCCGGCTGCGGCAACAGGCTATCGACGCTGCCAACTCCATCAGCGGATTTGATGCAGGAGCCGTGCAGGGCAAGTGAC